GACGACGCCGGGTTTGTTGCACAGATTCCTAGTTTAATTGGATTGGCTGAGTCAGCAATTGCTGCCGAGTTAAAGTCACTACTACAATTAACCGTAGTGGAGACCACATTACCCACCAATGTAGACGTTTTAGCAAAGCCAGCGCGCTGGCGTAAAACAGTATCTATGAAAGTTAACGGCGCGCCTGTGTTGTTGCGTTCACAAGATTATATTGCACAGTATCAATCAGAATCCGCTAACGGGCAGCCAAAGTACTACGGAGAATATGACTACAACAACTGGAACTTTGCGCCCAAGCCAAACCAAGCCTATCCAGTAGAAATTATTTACTACAGCTTAATCCAGCCGCTAGACACCTCTAACCAGACTAACTTATTCACGCGCGAGTGCCCACAGGCAATGTTGTTTGGTACATTACTCCAGGCCCAGGGCTATCTAAAGGCGCTGGATAAGCTGCCGGTCTGGAAGGGATACTACACCGAGTCATTAGCTGCGTTGAAGAAGGAAGACAACTCGCGTCGTATTGATAGAAATACTACGGTCCAGGAACCATAATATATGCCAATATTTACATCACCGTTTACCGGAACAGTCGTACAGCCAACCGACGTATCGTACTACGCACTTAGCTTTAGCGCTAATGTACAGCTATACTGGCCAGCCGTTGTAAACCCACAGCAGGTACCAGCGGCTCGTATTATCGACGCCACACCATCTGTCGCCAGTTTAATAATTACCCTGCCAGAGGCAAACCAAGGCACCACCGGCGCGGATATTTTAATCCGTAACTTTGGCGCCGTCGCGTTCACTGTCCAAAATTTTGGAGGCACCGGATCTGTTTCAATTCCCGCCGGCGTATCTAAATACTTCTACCTATCTAATAATTCAAGCTCTGCGGGTGTCTGGCAAAACGTTACGTTTGGTGCTGGTACATCGTCAGCCGACGCCGCGTCATTAGCCGGCGCTGGTTTAGTGGCGCTTTCTGGCCAACTAAACACCACACAAAACATTATCGAGGTATCGTCTCCCCCAACCATTACCAACGCCAGCCGTGCTAGTACATTTGTCTGGACCTCTGGTAACAATACTATTACCCTACCAACGGCAACCAGTTTAACTGGCGGCTGGTTTATTGCGTTTAGAAACAGCGGCACCGGTACGTTAACATTTGCACCGCAGGGTGCGTCATTAATTAACGGCGGCGCATCACTGGATATAAATCCGGCAGAGTCTGGTTTTATTATGTTCCAGCAGTCAACCAACAACTTCTTTACGGTTGGTTTGGGGGTGCCGTCTAACGTAACATTTACATCGGCGACGTATGACGTAGACTCAATTATTGGTGGCACGTTTAGCTTAGTATCGTACGCACCAATTATTCAGACATACGTTGCGCTATCTGGCACACGTTCGACTACTTTGGCCGTTACCTTACCAGCCACAACACAACTATATGTGTTAGTTAACGACACAGGTCAACCAACATACAATGTTACATTCAAAGTATCTGGCAGCCTGCAGACACCAATTAATTTAACGGACGGCGCAATTGCTTTGGTACTAAGCGACGGTAACTTTTTATATGTTATTAGTCAATCAACAACCAACACGTTTCTTGCAATCAATGGATCTGCCGCGGCACCATCGCATTCGTTTATTAGCAACACCAATACGGGTATGTACTTAGTTGCAACTAACGTGCTTGGTCTATCAGCCAACTCAACTAATATGCTAAGGCTTGATAATACCAACACGCTAAGTCCACAGGTGTCAACACCGGCAACATTTAACGCAGGGTTAATTGGTGGTGGGACGTTCTAATGGCTGGAGAAAACAGAGTACCAGATCAGTATAATCTGGTTTACACGCTTGCCGTTCAACCTGGTATAAAACGAGACGGCACAGTATTTGAGTCACGCGAATTTAGTGACGGAGAATGGTGCCGTTTTCAACGCGGTACGCCTAGAAAAATGGGCGGCTACCGTGAACTGTTTGCTACGTTTACCGGCATCCCACGCGGCATGATCGCTAACTCGTTTAACGGCGTTAACTATGTATTCGTTGGTAACCAGTACGGTTTAGAAGTATTTACAACAGGCACTACGTTTGGCGTTGGCAGTGGTCCGCTTACTGTAAATATTTTACCCGGCTACTCACCATTTACGTTAGTATCTAATACGGTTAGTCAGTTTGTTGTGGCAACCAATGTCACCGCAGCGTTCCCCGCCGGCATGAAGGTCATCTTTAATAATAACGCCGCCACACAAACAACGGTAATTAGTTCATCGTACACGGCGCCAAATACTACGGTAATTGTAACAACGTCAAGCATTGTCGGAACCCCAACAACGGTGTCCTTGTATGATGAAACGTTTACGGCGGATCCAAATCTGTTATGGCAGTTTGACTTACAGTATTCTCCTGCGGGTGGGTCACTACAAGTATTGGCGCACCCAGGTCAAAACCTAGCAAACATTGACAACGCCATCCAGACTCAAGTATTAACTGGTGGGCTGTTACCAAATTCTTCAAACCAGTGGAACTTTCAAGGGCTGGCAGACACTGGCGGACAAAACCCAACCTATCGTCCAATTGTAGTAGACGGCGGGGTGTGCGTGTTGTATCCCTACACCTTTGTGTATGGCTCAGATGGCTTTATTGCCAACAACAACGTTGAGACCAACACAGACTTAACGACATACAACCAACAGACAATTACCGACTGGAATGGCCCAACATCTAACCAGGTCAACATGGCCTCGTCTAAGATCATTAAGGGCATACCGGTGCGTGGCGGTACTAACTCACCATCTGGATTGTTCTGGGCAACCGATAGTTTGATCCGTGTCTCGTTTACCGGCGCGGATCCGTTGTACTGGCGCTATGATATTATTTCTAGCCAGATCTCTACCATATCATCCTCGTGCTTTGTTGAGATGGATGGTATATTTTACTGGATGGGTGTTGACCGATTCTACCTATACAATGGTACGGTCTCTGTACTGCCAAATGATAAAAACGTAAACTGGCTATTTGACAACCTCAACTTTGTACAACGCCAAAAGGTATGGGCAACTAAAGTACCTCGGTATAATGAGATCTGGTTCTTTTATCCTCGTGGTGATGCTACCGAGTGCACCGACGCAATTATCTATAATGTTAAGGATAAGATCTGGTACGACGCTGGAAGCGCACCTGGATCACGCAGATCATGCGGATATACAACAGAAGTATTCCCAACACCAATCTGGGCTAGCTGGGAAGACATAAACACGTTTAGCCCGCCGTTTACTGTAATTGCCAAACCCGCCAGCCAACCAGCTTTAAATTCCAACCAAATTTATTTAAACGGTGACGCGTCAATTACGTTTGGGGCAGGTGACTACGTTGCCACATCCAACGGCAGTAACCCAACCGTATATAAGGTAGTAACTAGCCAATTCATATTTACGACCGCCATAACAGCAACTAATCCAGAGGGCGTGACATTAATCACCGTAGACCGGGCTTTTAATCCGGCGCTTGTCGCTGGTAATTTAGTGTACTACATCGAGGGCGGATACCCACTCTGGCAGCATGAGTTTGGCACAAACGCAATCACGTTTAACCAAGAGTTTGCCATTACGTCTAGCATCACAACCTGCGACATTAGCTGGGTTGGGGGCATACCATCACAAGACAGCCCAACCGGCATTAACCGCCGTATGCACCTAAGACGTATTGAGCCAGACTTTGTTCAGTCCGGCACAATGGGTATGACTATTTTAGGCCGTAAGTTTGCCCGTGGAGATACAGAGGCCTCGGGGCCATTTTACTTTGACCCAGATACCGGCAAGATTGATCTGCGTGTGGAGCATCGTGAGGTTAGGTTAAAGTTTGAGTCCAACGTGCTTGACGGTAACTTTGAGATGGGCCGCCTGTTGATTACGGCAGAGTACGGCGACGAGCGTCCGTGAGTATCCAAACATTCTTCCCGATCAACCCAGAATATATGTCCTGGGAGGATTGGAACGGTAACTTCCTGCATTATTTCAGCGAAGAGCCGATCATGTACGACACCGAGAATAACTGGAAACAGGTCGCTAAAAACATCAGCCAGCTCACTACATTTGAGAGCTATCCGGTCCCAGACCCGGAGGCGTTTGAGACCTGGCAAGAGTGGGCCTCGGCCCTTAGCTTTATTTTAAACGGCCCAACTACTTGATTTAGGGCGACAAATACAATATTTTTGCATTAGTATATGTAAGAATCATACCTTTTAAACAGGAACAGCTATGACTCAAATGGTCGACAGCAAACAAGAAGAACTAGGCACAGACATGATCGTAAAGATCGCGGCTGAAAACACTCGTTCGCCATATCCGTTTAAACAAGTTTTTTTGTTTTTTACGGCAGAATTAGGACTGCCTAACGCTAGATTGTATAAGTTTGGCAATACTGTTTTTGTAATTCACCCTTCCGAAAAACGCCAAGAGTTTGGTATCTTCCGCGCCCTTAATGCCGATACCGCTGAAAACTTTATACAAAACAGCAAGATGTTTGTAGACAAAGCAATTGAAGATGGTTTCACTGGATTGCAAACTACTTTCTCTGATCCTTCCCTTTTAAATATTTTTAAATATATTGCCCGCGAAGAACAAGAACTAGGAAACCCCAATATGGGATACACCGTACAAAAGTCAACTGATGGCAAACAAATTCGAGTAACTCTTGTATTGCAAGGTGAAAGGATGGGTGCGTAATGGGCGCCGTTGTTGCAGTTGTATCAGATGTGTTTGAAGCGGTTGGTGACGCGGTTGGTGCCGTTGGTGAAGCCATTGGCGACGCTGCCCAAGAAATAGGTAATTTTGTTGAAGATACAGCACAAGCCGTTGGTAAAACAGTAGAAGCAATTGCTAATGATCCAGCTAAAGCATTACCGCTTATTGCTGTTGCTATACTAGCCCCAGAACTAGCCCCATTACTTTGGGAGGGTGCAACTATTGCCGAAGCAGCCATGGTGCTTAATACGGCATCAGCTTTAGCTCAAGGTGCAGACCCACTACAAGTAGCGCAAAACATTGGCACTAGCATTATAACTCAAGGTATCACTGCTAATTTACCAGTTGATCTTACTACAGGTTCAAATTTTGCTGATCAAGCAATTGCCAACACTGCAGTTGCTGCAGCCCAAGGAAAAGATCCTGCTCAAGCATTAGGTTCTATGATTGGCAGCGCAGCTGTTAAATTTGGTACTAACGAGATAGCTGGCGGTATTAAAGATTATGCTGGATTAGATGATAGAACTGCTCCTGTAGTTGATAAGAGTGAATCTTACACACCTCCAACTGAAACAATACAAACAGTAGAAACAAATTTACCTTCTGATGAAATAACAATGTCTCAAACATTTAGAGACGCTGTTCAAAACGGTTTTTCACCGGAAGAAGCATATGCAATTGCTAAAGGACAAGTGGATGCAGAACAATCTGGCCCATCGCCTTACGCTAAAACAGCAAGCACAATAACTAGCGATCAACCACAAGCATCTGTTACCGTAACTGGCGCAGAAGATGTTCAAGGTGAAGGCGTATCTTTACCCGCCCCTAGCAAAGAAGAACTTGATCAAGATTTAGCTGACGGTAAAATTACTCAAGAAGAGTACGACCGCATGTCACCAACGGCTACCGAAGCAAAATCTACATTAGATTATGTTGACCCATACAAAGAAGAATCACCAATAGATGCTACTGGTGAAGACTTTGATATGAGCGCGCCTATTCCAGAACCAAAAGAAATTGTTTCGGATGGATTAGAAAATCAAAAACCTGACACTCGCGGTAATCTAATATATACCTATGACGACGGATCCACACTAACAATGTCGCCAGACGGTGAAATTATTGATGTCACTGAAGCAACTGATTTTGGTGGTTTAGGTAGTTTAGAAGGCACCGGCGAAGACTTTGACATGAGTGGCGAAGGTGAATACCAAGAAGAAGAATACACAGAAACCCCTGATGAAAAATCAGGTTCAGGTTTCTCTGTTAAATTTGGTGTTCCTAAAATGTCTAGAGCTGCAACAATTCGCAAAGGTAAGATTGCTAAACCAACAAAACCAACACCAGGCGCAAATGAAACTGCAGCCGATCCTAGTTTAATGTTAAACTCACAATACGGTTCACAACTAACATCTAATGTGTTAACCGGAGATCCAAATTATAGTTTAATTGGTACAGTACCAGAGCAAGAACCTCAAGGTTTTTCTAATGGTGGCAGCTCTACACAAGGTGTTTATGATTTAAGCTACACTGGCACCTCACCATTTTTAAGTAGTGGTTCTAGTATTATGGCGTTAAAACCAGGAATAGTTAAACCAAAAAATTTAAACTATGAATTGCCAGGTTACCCATATGGAAAAGAATGGAGGGCTGCTAAAGAAGGCGGTCCTATTGGGCACAACCCTGAGTTCTTTAGTGAAGGTGGTTTAAACTCGTTAAAGAACAGTTACGTAAAAGGTAAGGGTGATGGTACCAGCGATAGTATCCCAGCCATGTTAGCAAACGGTGAGTTTGTAATTCCTGCAGATGTTGTATCATCATTAGGTAATGGTAGTAATGATAGTGGTGCAGAAATACTAAGCGAATTCTTAAAAACAATTCGTGAACATAAACGTAGAGCAGATTCAAAAAAATTACCGCCAGATAGTAAAGGCGCGTTGGGATACCTAACGGAAGCAAAAAAGAAGGTGAAAAAATAATGGCTGGCTTATCTAATTTTATATCAAACGAGGCGGTCCAATCCACCTCAATGCCAACGTGGTTTGATGCCGCGCAACAAGACGTTGTTAAAAATGCTACTGCTGCAACAGTCCCAACTTTAGCAAACACTTCTGCTGGCGCCGCTATTGATCAATTTAAACCAGGCGGCACAAATCCTTTTGCCCAAGCCCAAGGAACATTAAATACAATTGCTTCTGGTGCGGCTAATCCTTGGTTAGTTAGTAGTACAGGACAAGTTACCCCAGACACATCTACCGCAATGGGCGGTTTATTCCAAGCACAAAACCAAGCATTGCAGCAACTGATGCCAAATATAACAGCCCCTGTTCAAGGTGGCAATATTGCTTCTGGTCAGTTTGGAAGTTTGCGTGGCCAGACTGCCGTTAATAAGGCTATGGGTGACGCACAGGCTAAACTATTTGCCGACCAAATGAATGCGGCGTTACAAGCTCAAGGTGTTGGTGTACAAGCAGCAAACGCATTAAGCCAATCAGGAAGTCAAGGTGTTGAAACTTTAACAAAATTGGGTCAAGCCGAACAATCTGATCCACTCTTTGCTTCATCTGCTCTATCTAAAATTCTGGGCAGTATGCAGATCCCAACCACAACTAAAAACGTTACTAACTTATCACCACTTAACCAAATTGGTTCTCTTATTTCTGCTCTTGGTGGTTCTATTAGCGGTACTGATAAATTGCTTAAAGAACTATTCCCAGCACAAGGAAAACCAGGAGATGTTAACTATAAACCTGCTCAAGGTTTAATGGACTTCTTGAAAAACGCCGGTGTTAAAATTGGCACTGGCGGCGGTGGTGGTGTAATTGATACTGGCACCGGTGAAGATTTTGATATGGGCGGCGGCGGTGGCGGCGGTGGCGGCGGTGGCGGCGGCCTTGATACCGGAGAAGATTTTGATATGGGTGGCGGCGGTGGCGGCGGTGGCGGCGGCCTTGATACCGGAGAAGATTTTGATATGGGCGGCGGCGGTGGCGGCGGCGGCGGTGGTTTTGGTGATGACGGATTTGATTTAGGTGGAATTGGAATTGGTGATAGCGAGATCTAATTATGGCAGATATAACACCTGGACTTAATACTTTAGAAGAAGACGAAAAACCCACTGCTACTGGTGCTGCTGTAAAAGCCACCGGCAAAGGTTTGTCGCCTGTTGGCACCATTGCTATGGACCCAACTCAGACTGCTGAGTTATTAGCCAATATGCAGGGTATGGTTGATGAACGCACAGGCGCGTTTAACACATTTATGAGTGGGCTACAACGCGCATCTGCTTGGGGGTCCGGTGGTGAAAAAGGACCATCTGCTGCGTTAACAGCCATGGACCAACAAAAATTAGCAGAAGATCGTGAGCTGTTTAACATGCGCCAACAAATGGCTGCATTGCGTTCATCTGCTGCACAACAAAAAGCATTTAACGAACGCAAACAAGCTGAATTAACTGGCGGTGCTCCAACCGGCGGTGCCGGTGCTCCTAGTGCTCCTGGTATGCGCCAGTCTGTATTTGATCAAATGCCTGCTGAAATTAAAAGAGCACTAAGCAATGCAAGAACACAAGAAGAGTGGAACAGCATCTACAACCCTTATGCACAAAGAATAGCACAATCGCAAGCGCAATTTAGATACAATCCCGCTACTTACGAAAACAAAATTAAATTTGTTGATCCCAAAACTGGTGAGCTTGATTATATTGACGCGGAAACTGCTAAACGTTATAAAGAAATGGGTTATGGCGATAGAATTATTATGCCAACTGCACAGGCTAAACCCAGACCAACAGGTGGTATATCCCCAGAAGCAATTAAACAAGTTGAAAGTGGTGGTGTGCCAGGATTAGTTAGTTCTGCTGGCGCAGAAGGCACAATGCAAGTTATGCCTAACACCCAACGTGATCCTGGATTTGGTGTAACCCCAGCCAAAGATAATTCTCAAGCAGAACTAGAACGAGTTGGTCGCGACTATTATGCTGCAATGCAGAAAAAATACGGTGATGATAATTTAGCAGCTATTGCTTACAATATGGGCCCAGGTAAAACTGATACTTGGCTGGCCAAAGGTGGAGAATTTAACCAGTTACCAAAAGAAACACAAGAGTACATTGGTAGGGTTAATTTGGCAAATGCTAAAATTAACCGTGCTCAAGCTCAAGTTGCAGTTCCACAAACTCAAACTGGTACGGCGCAACGGAAAACTATACCGCAAGCTGAAGCTGAATTAAAAGGTACAGAAGCTAAAGAAGTTGCCGCAGGCACTGCTTCTGGTAAATATATTGGTGGCAAAGAAGCTGAGATACTTGAAGCCGGTAGTACTTCTGGTACAAGACTTGCATCTATTGTAAATATTGAAAAATACGTTACAGATCCAAGAACGAACCGTGTTTTTGGTGTATTTGAAAAACCTGGATTCTGGAATGGTGTTGGTGCATTAGTTCAAAGCGCTGTGAAGGCTGGAAATTATTCTATTGGTATTACAGACTTTGATAAACTAATAGCGTCCACAATGAAAGACGCTAGTCAAGCTGAAAAAGATGCAGCTCAAATTGTAGGTCGTGAATTTGCTAAAATGAAATTGCAAGAAGCTAAAGTACTTCTTGCCGGTCAAGGTGCGGTATCTGATGCTGAACGTGGCTTAATTGCAGAACTTACTGGTAGTAGACTTAACTCACCAGGTGCAATTAAAGAATATCTTGCATGGGGCAAAATGCGCGCTGAATACGATCAAAAAGTTGGCGACAGTTACGATACTTGGAAAGGCAGTAATCCAAGGGGTAATTTTGATCAGTATAGAGTTACTAAAGAAGCCCGCGCATTGCGTGAAGATTATAACAACAGAATGATGGATTTTGCTAATAGTGTCAACATTGACATGGGTAAAGCTAAAAATGTTGGTGCCTCATTAAATGAAAAAGATAGATCTGGTAATAGCGTTGTAATGGGCACTGGAGAAGCTCAATCTTCTGCAGCAAAACCAACTGCATCTCCATTTGTTTATAAAGACGCAGATAAAGAAAAAAGATATCAGTTGTATTTACAACAAAGGGGCTCTAAGTAATGTCTCAATTTACTGCTCAAGAACTAGAAGAATTTGAATTTAGGCAGCGGGCTGAACAAGAGCTTGCTGCGTCAAAACAAACAGAGTCAGCACCTCCTTCTCCTGACGCAGCTACTGAAGCCGTAAATCAAGTTATGATGGGTGGTGCAGGAGCTGCAGTTGGGGCCGCCGCAGGTCCCGTTATAAATGCCGGTGCAAAACAAGCACAACGTACTAGCATTGCAAAACAAATGGGTGTTAATCCTGCTGATTTAGAATGGGATTCCGCCGGCCAAAAATGGGCAAGAAAAACTGGCTTTGGTGCTGGTGAAGGTAAAACAGTTCAAGAAGTAAATGAAGAATTTAAACGCATACAGGCCGAAAAAAATAAGCCTGTAGGTAGAGGTAAAATTGCTTCTAAGATGACTGGCCCTTACAATGTTGAAAAAGCCGCTGAACTAGCAGATGCAGAAACTGCCCGTCAAGCTCGCTTTGCTGCACAACGTCAAGCAGAAATGGACGCCTTAAAAAACCAACAAACTGCAGCAAAAGCTCCTAGAGGTTTTAAATCCGCATTAACTGCGCCAATGGGTATGCTTGGTCGTGGTGCTGTTGGACTTGGTGCTGGTCTGCAAGGTTCAGATGCGCTTAATCGTTACAACGCTGG